CCGCGACGTTTGTCTCGATACCTTGGGGGTCATACCCTGTGAAGTACGGTAAATTCTTGTTAATTAATTTAGTCTGGCGAATACTACCTGGAGCAACATTCACTGGTGCCCATACGCGAGTGCGACAATATCTCTTGCACAAATCGCGTATAGAAGTAGGGGGGTCACCATAAAACACCATGTATGTAGCATCTTTAGCCTCACCAGACTTCGCCATCTGCATACTTGCAGCAGCGGCGCTAGGGTCAACAGGTCCAGCTCCATCATGTCCCAAACTCGACTGAGCCTGCAACACAACTGTGTCGTTGAACAAATGTAAATCTACAATTTTGGCATTTGTGGGACCCGCCAACTTGTAATCGTCACAAGCTGACACAAATACATTTATAAACACTGGTTTATCGAGTGCCGGACTCACCAACTCATTGAGAACTGATATATCTAACACCCCATTGTCCGTAGCAAAAATGGAAGTCAATCGCGACGCAGTGGAAAATAACGTACCACCTGCTTCTTGCGGTGTTCCACACTCTTTCCAGGGGTTCTCTTGTCCCCATCCCACAATAATCTCGAAATCATCCAATTCTGATATATCTATTGCTCTGGAATAAACTGTGTTATAATTAACAGTGGAACCCACTCCTTTTGGATCCCACCGTATTAAAAGACGACCCTTGTGGAAATCACACTTGACTACTTGAAACCGAAATTTCAATGATCCACGCCATTGTTCAAATACCGCAGACATATGAGCTATCGGTGTCATGTGTATTTCCCCAGTCGCTGCCACCACATCCAACATCATTGGTGTAACTCTGGTGTTCCACAATAGAGTGTCCACTGGTAACGTCCCATCCCACGAAAACTGTGTGAGATAGGATTCTCTACCACAATACTGGACAATATCCATTTGGTCTGTACCATCAAGCCCAGCGACTCTAGAATCGACAGTAACTTCAGCCTTACTGTCTAATGTTAATTTCATCGCACCATCATGCGCATCCGTGTTCGCTAAATTACCAGCGGGCAACGGTTTCGTCTGTATGATGTTTGTAATAATGTTTGGTCGACTCATACCAAACAATTTAGCCATAGAACTAGTCGCATTGGCTCCAATCTGCGTCGCCATAGCGTATGGTCCCACTTTAGGCAAATTCACGAAATTGCCTGCAAAACTGGCCAAAGCACTCATAGGAGCAGATATTATACCATTTCCGTACTCATCTTGAGCTCCCATTTTCATAGTTGGTCTACCACTCTGTGCTAATAGCGGCGGATCAGCCGATGTTGGCACAGTGAGAACAACGTCTGTTGCCCATATAAAAATACTTATGGTAACAGGTTCATTCCCAGCATTGGCATGCTGTAAAGATTGGAATGACTTCATTGTGATATTTCCAGCTCCACTCCATGTGCCAGTTGGTATATCAAAATAATTATCATCCCAAAAAAATGGTAAATGCAATTCTGTCCCTGCATTCATTGTGGGGTTTAAGAAACCATGTGGTTTCTGGCTTGCTGCAATTAAATCTTGATTTATAAAGTTACGTTGCACAGTCACTTGATCATTCTTAATAAATGGGTTATATGAAACCAACACTCTACCATAATGAAACTTCGTACCTGATACAACAAACTTTACATGTAAATTCATTTTTAGCAATTTATAATTCTTAATCTTGTCACGCACAGCGGAATTTGTGCAGAAAGCGTTCCAAGGATTAAATGAATAGAAAAATGGTTGCCCTACCAACCATGATTGTGCCGACTGCCTAATGGGTCGGTTTAAAAAGGTAGCAATACTTGCATCCAAATTATGCCCAACCTCCATAGTGGAGTCAGTGCCATGCCCAATATCAACAGCCCACCCAGCTTCTTCATCAGCAAACTGAGTGACTTGTTCCTTTTCAGCAGCATCCGCACGCGCCGTTTCGACGCCTGGTTCACCCGACTGAGCACACAATATCTCTATTTCATATAATTTATTTAAATTATCGGTTTTAAAGTCCGATACAACTTCTTCGTTATAATTGTTACTAACGCATTGTTTTTCATTGTGAGGACTAGCGTTATAGTCCTAACATGAGTGGTATTTTATGAGCCGGGAAGCTCTACTCTAAATAAAGTACAATCCCTACACACTAGCCTGTCCTCGGACTGAAGCAATGTACAAACTTCAGTGTCGAGCGTTATATTTCTAATGTGCAGCTATTTTAAACTTATGCTACGGATAGCTCCGGAGCGTGCAGGTTAGGTCTGCACCACCCTTAGCGTGCGGTTATAGCCCCGCACAGGCTTTCCAGACCTCTTTAGAGGTCAAATTTTTCCCTATACCAAGCATCTAGCTCAGCATAGGTTGGGAGACCGACTAAATCCCCCATAATACCAGCTGCTTCCGCCACTTGAAGCATCTGGTCTCGGCGTTTGGTATACACTTCCTCGCCAAACTCGAAAAATTTCAAAGCTGCATTCTGTAAGCTCTCAACGCAAGACTCATTCTCAGTCAATATGTCAGACTTACGGTGGAAGTGCAACATTTTAGCTAAGGAACTTTCTTCACACGGGCTACGCCAAAAGCCTGTTTTCGGATCTTTTACAGCATAATGTTTTAAAAAGCTAGCTTCACTCAAATTTATATATGGGCGAGTCTCTGCTTCTTTATCTGCCATGGTGTAAACTATACCAACCCTGCCTAAGATTTCTGCAATGGAGGTATGATTAAAGTAATCATGGCCCTTCTTGGTTCCGATTAAATTATCATCCCCATAAGTCGTGGCTCTTGCAACTTCATGGAATGGAAGTGGCCTTGCAATTTTAGCATTATTGCATGCCTCGAAATATGCATATCGCAACAACAACGAATTTACAATGCTATTGGTCTGGACTGTCAACGCATGGCCAGACGGGTTCGTCCCTGCCTGTATTATCAATGTGTTAAAGCAATTGACATTGGCGTACGTGATTTCATCTGCGATGCCACGCATAATTGTTAAATCGCGCAAAGTATATTTCCCTGAATATTCCGCCAATGAAATCATCAATTTAAAGGCAGCTTTCAATATGATAGGTCCCATAGTGCTATCAAAAGCCTTATAATCACCTGCTATTAGCCTATCTTCGCCGAATTCAGAGATATACTCAAACATTTCACCCCATTGTGGCGATTGCACAACTATGCCAGCTGCGCATTCCGTCACTCGAGGGTTTCGTTGCATTAACGCACAAATCGGCAAGAAAAATTTGCGAACTTCCAAAGTGAAAGGTGCATTTGCTCCAACGAAAATGCGACTTACATTCTTCGTCTTTTTCACCGCCTCATCTTTTACAGCACACGTAAACACCGTGTTGCACCGATTCCCAATTGCCAATTCACTTTCTATGCGTTCCATTTCCTCCAAAACTAGAGGATGTATGTCTCGCACGCATGTGATCCCCTCAACGACGCGCTCGCTCTCGGGGAAATATGGGCGTTTGGGCCCTGACAACGGGTATCCCATTGACGTATCCAAACTTATCGCATTAATTGCTATAACGCCATCAGCACCGGACACGTTTCTATCGTTATCCAGTTTGCCTAATTGGGCAAATTCGGATTGGGGTAAGCTCTTCAACCTCGCTTCAAAATCCTTGTAGGCTAGCTCCAATGTGGCACTATTGTAGTTAATTGCTGGCCGGGATTTAGTCATAATACTAGTGTGTCTGTGTATCCTCGCATTCAAATCCTCAGGCACTTTGTGTTGCACCTCTATGCCCATGATACTCTCTACCCATGGGGATATCTTCGATTGCGTGACTTGCGTCTTTCGCTTAGACATGTGGCCATCAATACCACCCAGCACTGTTATCATGGACTCTTTTCCTAAATCGTGGGTAACACATTTAGGATGCGGCTCTGCTAACTCGTGTAAATCTATGCCCATCATATTCGCTGGCATATACGATTCTGAAGCTTGGGTCATAATAAAAGATCGACCATTCAATTCCTTCACAGCAGTCCTAATCATATCTTGTGTTACGTATCCCGCAGCTCCAATTTCGTCTTTACCAGCCAAATGTATACCTAGTATAAACGGTATTCGCGTGTCAGTTTTGTCGCGGGTTTGTGCTATTACAACGCCACCACATAATCCACAAAATGTTCCAGATGGAAGCATGTATCGGCCCCCATGGAATTTCGCCTTTGTGGACACGATGTCTCTCATCTCGAGAGCCATTGAGGGATACTCGATAACTTTGTCTCCATCGTTGTACAATAATTGACCGGTTAATACTTTACCATCCAAGCTTCCTTGCGCGAAAAACTTGGACAAGTCTTTTTGGGGAGGAACATTGGGCACATACAAAAATGCTATATCGCTATTCGGCACACATACAGTGACCACGCGCGACACTTTGCATCCTTTAATGCTCTGCCCATTGATAAGTATAGTGATATCATACTCGTCATCAGTCACCACATGTGCTGGAATCATAAATATGTTCGCTTGAACAGGCAAAACATTAAAATGTTCCCCAGTGGCTTCATTAATTGCCTTGTGTAAACGTTTGGCAACAATGTTCCGTAAATTTTCAGCTGACGTATGTACGGATGCTGATGAAACTAGCGTTCTTGGTACTATTCGGTTCGCACCACGATTACCTTCGTCCCAAAAAGCCTTATCATTTTGCCAAGGCTTTCCACTCGGTATTATAGCAGCAAATACATCTTGTGATGACACTTTAACTTCATCTGATCCTGATTGTTGGTTTAAATTTTTCCACGCTGACGCCATGAGCGCCAATACGGACCAGCAGCCTAAACCACATAACAATAAAACCAATCCACCTTGAAACATAATCTTATGTTTCTTAATGTATTCACTTGGACGCGGCAAAATGAAACTAGCTTTCATCTCCTTCTCCAAACGACACCACTCTGCATACAACCATGCTAAATATAACATAGTGACAACAATTATCTGGCGTCCTGGATGACCTCCGAATGTACTTTCGTTGAAGGCTAGCATAAACACTACTGTTAAATAATATTTTAATGAATGCACATACTCCTTTTTCATATATCCAATAAGATAGCATGATAGATAATGCTGTACAAAAGTCCAAGTTAATAGTTCCTGTAACAATGCATTCACCACAACCATGCATTCCGTCTCAAAAGCATACAAAAATTGAGCAATCTCGTTGTAATATGGAATTCCCATTTGGGCCTCCAATTCCTCAACGTCCGATAGTTCGGGATCCCAATCAGCGTCCGTTGCCTCATGCAGCTTCTTAATTTCCAGTATTGATTTATCGATGCACTTTTGGCAAGCGCAAACTGGCATACCATGCTCACACCTTTCATGTTTAGTCATATGTTGAGTCTTAACAAACGCTCTTTGTTGGGCTCTTTGCTTTGGTATCTCCTCAGCTAAAAATTCCAACAACTTGGCAATGCTAATGTCTTTCATTACTTGACCCTTGTATACCACAGGAGTAAACTGTACGGCTCCAGGAGGCTTGCTATGTGCCCCACCGTATTGGTTGCCACTCGT